CGAAGACTGTGCCGTAGGTGTCTAGCGCCTCTGAGGTGGCGCGTACCGTCACCTCACGCTTTGCCGCATCAACGCGCACAATCGGCGCGAAGAAGGAAAACTCTGTCGGCTGGCTGGCCTGACTGCGCAGGATATCGGGCTGCTCGGCGCGATCTTCGTGCGCGTGGTCATGGTTGGCGTCACCGTCGTGGGGATGTTCGTGGTCATGGGTTTCGTCTCCACCTTGAGAACCAAAGGCCGGATGCGCGTGGCTGTGCGTTCCCTTAAAAGGTGCGTGTGAGCCGTTGGCGCGCACAATGACTGGCACGGCGTGGCGATCCTCATTGCTGCCATCGTCTTTCTCTTCCTCCTGCCACGCCTTCGGCAGCGTCAAGCCTTTGCGTCTGGCAATGGCAATAGCCTTCTTTTTAAGCGCCTCTGGATCATCAGCATGGCCGATGAGGTGCGCGGCTGCATCAAGGTGTGCTTGGGTGTCGATGGGGAATGAGTGATGCGGCCCTGCAAAGTCCTCATCAGCAATCTTGTCGCGCTCCGCTTGAGGAAGCGAGCGGGTAATATCAAGGGTCATGCAACTGCTCCTTCTGCCTGACTCTTTACGTCGGCAAAGACGGCGCGTACCGCGTCAGGCGTGGTGCAGCGCGTCAATTCTTGTGAGATATAGCTATGGATGTAGGGCGGGATGAGGGTGGTAGTGAAGCCACGGATGGCGCGGCCTGCCTTCACATCATCCAGTGCGCGCTCGCGCCAGCGTCGATAATCGGCACTGCTTGCGCGTTGTGCGGCCTTTTTTACGTTCTGCGTGGTTTGGTCTAGCCCATCCGAAGGCGGCGGCTGGTGGCCTTGTGGTGCGTTCTGCTGCCCACTCTCGCTGTCATCCTCATCTCCGCTTGTACCATCATCAGTCTGTGCGGTTGTGACGGATGTAGGAGCCGCAGCCGCGAGGTGCGCCTGCGTCATGGCGGCGCGCACTGCCGTATCGGCAAGGTCGGAAATGACGAAGGGGCCGGTTTTGGTCATCACAAACGCTGGCACGTTCTGATCGTCATAGACCGGCAGGTGCAATGCGATGGCAGCCTGCGTCGGTGACTGAATGCCTGAGAGTACCAGCATGTTGTACGTGCTGGCTTTCATCTGGAAATCTTCTTCGACTTCATAGCCCTTGAATTTGACGACAAAGCGGTTCTCGTTGAAGTATTTCCGCAGGACATAGGTCAACAGGTCTTCATAGCGGCTGATGAGCGGCTGCATTGTGCGGCGATACACCACATTTTCCTGTGACTCTCCTGAACTTTTGTTCACATTCTCGGTGAAGCCGAGTTCGGCCATTGTCAAACCGAAACTGCTGGCGGTGATGTTGAGCAGGAAGGTATCAAAGAGTGTCTGGATCGCCAAATCGTCGGTCGGCAGGTGGATAAAGCCTTTGGGCAGGACTTTCAGGCGCGCACGCTGCATGTCGTTGCCTGCCATGAGCGCGTTCAGGTTGATCTCGAACTCTTCTAACTGATCCTGTGTCCAGGGACTGTCAGACGGAATCTGAATAAAACCAGCCGGTACGCTTCCCTCAGTGAACTTCAAGAGGTCTTTCGATTGCTTGCGCAGCGCCTGGTTGGCGCGCATCAGCACTTTCTCGACGCGGCTTGTGCCATAGAGGCCGTTCGTTTTTTCGGTCTCGATCATGTAGATCAGTTCATCGCCCGAAAGCCACGCGGCGGGGATACCGCCGTACAGGTATTGCTCAAAGGCGGGAAATGGCGGCTCTGGACGCCTGCCACGATCATCGACAAGCGGTTTGACCGTTGAGGCATCGAGAATCTCCAGCGCGTAGAGTGAGCCGTTGTTGGCAAGGCGCGGATAAATCGCCAGCGCGTCGATTTCCAGCGTCTCTTTCGTGGCTAACCGCAGCCACGATTTCATATCGTGCTGTTTATCAGGGTACGCGAACCAATCAGTATAGAAAGCGATGTCTTTGACATACTTCGACCTGTCCAGGTCTTCGGTCTGCAGTTCGGGCCGCAGTTCAATGCTGACCTGGAGCTTGCTCACGTAGTCCAACCACACCTGCACACAGATTTGCGCGCCGTCATACATGCGGGCAATGGCGCGCAGATCGTCGAAGCTGTACTCTTCCTCACCGCGTGGAACCATCGAAATGTTCGTGCCGACAGGGAATGACCACTGGCGCGGCCCTGTGGGTGGCGTGACGCCAGAAATAGGCAACAGTGGCACACCAGGACTATAGAGCGGCGTGGCGGTTTGTGGGTTTTGTGGAGCTAAGGCTTGATACATCACATCCATGATGGCCTGATCGGCAGGCACAAAGTTCGATGCTGCCGAAAGTGGCATCCGGCCCTGCCGCGTGAGCATATCGAGTATCTGAGCCTGCCGCGATTCACTGCCGCCCAGGCGCGTTGGGTCAAAGCGCGACGGCACAAGGCGCTCCATTGCCTGCGCGGCTTGCGCGTTCGGCATAGGCGGCTGCACAGGTGTGGGCGGGAGGATGGTTTGCCCGCCGTTCACAAAGGCGCTGAGTCCGGCGCGCACGCGGCTACCGAAAGAAGGCTTAGACGGCGATTGCACCTGCGAGCTCCTTTCGGCGTGTCTCGCGGGCAGTGAGGCGCTCGCGCAGGTCAGAGGCAAAGCTGTCAAGCGGTCGCACCGGCAGCAGTTCCGTGCCTCCCCACACCAGCGCGTCAATCCTGTCTGGCGACTTTTGCCCGTATTCCCATTGGCACATCTGATCTTCGAGGGCAGGGAATGCGCCGACGTGGTGCGCGCGGCCCTGCTCATAGACCGCGCTGATCGGCTCGGCGCGAATGCGCTTTTCACGGGTCGCGGTGACTTTCTTGTAGGCCACCGCGGGATCAACGGAGTGGACGGTAAGCTCTACCATGTCGCCGCCGTTGTTCGTCTCAGCGACAATGCGGTCGGCATGATACTTGTGGTAGGCCGAGACTGCGGCCACTGCCCATTGTCGCGGCGTCATGCGGCCAGACAGGTCATCCAACACGTACAAGTGCTGGTCGCCGGATAAGCCGATCACCACGATGCCGGTTTCGTCTGAGCCTTCCTCGCTGGTCACAGCGGGGTCAATTGCGACCACAATGCGCACAAGGTCTGGCGCGCGGGTGACACGCAGGCTCTCAATGGCGTCGCGCTTCCACAAGGCTCCCTCGGCGTCCTCTAACAGCACAGCCTCTAATTCCTGGCGTCCGAGGCGCGTGCCTTCGTATTTCGCCACAATCTGCGCAAAGAAGGTCGGCGCGAGGTTCTGCTTATTTTCATACGATGTGCCGCTTGTGACAACAGTGGTAGACTGCGCGATAAGCGCACGAATGAGGCGCGTCGGGCGCGGAGTTGTCGTCGCCACAATTTGTGGGCAGCCACCTAAGCGCAGCCCAAACATAGCTTGATCCCACGCCTCACTAAATCGCCACGCGGCAGGTTCATCGGCCCAAATCTTTTCGTGCTGTGGGCCGCGCAGACTGTCTGGCTCCTCGGCACTGAACGTGGTAGCGATGCAGCCATTAGGCCACGTCAGGCGACGTTTGCTAGGGTTGTAGGCCGGACGAAACCACGATGGAGAAATGGCAAGGATGCCAGATTCCCCCTCCACCATCGTGTCTCGCACATCGGCGGCGGTGCGTCCAATCAGCGCCATGCGCCGCACGCGGCTCTGCTCTGCATGGTGGCGTATCCATTCAGCGCCAGCACGGGTTTTGCCAAAGCCACGCCCTGCCAGGAGCAGCCACGTTGTCCAGGAGCCTGCTGGTGCAAGCTGTTTCTCACGCGCCCATGCTTCCCAGGCGGAGGCGAGGATGGCAGCCTCGCGGTCTGACAGTGTGGCGACAAACGCCGCCTTGCCCTGCGCAGGTAAGGAAGAGAACCTGCGTAGGACAGGCAGTGGCGGAAGAAGGAGGGAATTAGTCTTCATGCGCACCCCCTAGTGCCGCCAGTTTTTGTAAGAGCGCGTCGCGTGCGCCACTCTGCTCCGCCGTGTCTGCTCCGTTCGCAGTCTCCTTAAACCCAGGCACGCGGAAGTTCATCAGGCGCAGCAGGATTTGGTCGGAATACTCTTGTTGCATGACGATGTTGCCCTGCTCGTCTTTCACCACGCGCCCGCCGCTCACGAGAGCGCGTGCTGTGCCGTCTCTGGCGCGGCGGTACGCCTCCTGCACAAGGGAATCGGTGGAGGCGGCCTCGGCCTGATGATAGCGCAGGGCAAAGCCCTCATCATGCTCCATCCAGGCGTAAAAGGTATCTCGCTCGATGCCCGCCTGTTCGCAGCCATAGCTGATGATGGGATATTTGGCAAAGGCGATGAGGAAGGCTTCCTTTGCGTGCTTGCGCCGTTCTGGAGACAATGCCCCGCCTCCATGCTGTTTGGTCGGCGACGAGTGTGTCGAGTTGGTGGGCATTTGTTGTCTCCAAAAAACAAAAAAGCGGGTGCAGAACTCAATTGCTTGAGTTCCACACCCGCGTTCATGCGTCTGTCGGTGTGACGATTATTTCATTGCTGTTATGCCACCTTGTGTGGCACGTTGACCTTGCGCGTGACGGTGGAGACGATGCGCTTCATCGTCATATACTCAAAGTCGATAGAGAGTGTGCCAAAGCCCGATCCGTCGATAATAGCTCCTGCGGCTTTGTCAATTTCAAGAAGTGCTTCAAACGATAGGTTCTCAAATGGCGCTGTGGCGTGCGCCTGTTGTTCAGTCATGCCGCCCCTTGCTCTGGTGTTGTGGCATGGCCGTGTGTTTGCACGCGGCAAGGTTGTGTTTCGTGTGGTTGCACGCGAAGGGTAGAATAATCCCTGCTGTGAGCATAGCACATCGTCGTCACGCAGTCAAGATACCGAAGATGGTGTAGCTGTTCAGTAGGAGGACAGTATAGTCCAAGCGATCTGGCATCATGCCATCCGTTCTTTCAAATGACGCAGAAGTGTTTCATAGGCGAAGGTAAGTGCGATCATTTGTTCGTGTGACCCGCCATGATCAGGGTGATGCGTCTTTGCAAGTTGCCGGTACGCCTGCTGCACAGCCGCGCGGTCTGCGTCCGGCGAGAGGCCGAGCGCGCTGTAAGCGGCGGCAAGAGGAGCCACAGGTGGTGGGGTCTGGCGTTGCTCTCGCCGTGCGCGCCGTGCGCGCTGTTCTGCTCGTTTGCGTTCGTGTGCTGCGCGAGCGCGCACGATATCGAGAATAACAGCGATGTATGCCTGCTGTGCGCGCTCATTTTCAAAGAAAAACCAGTTCCAGTGTTCGACCAAAAACTGTGCCGACACGCGCCACGCGCCGCGTCCGTTCCAGTGTGCGGCGTCCCACTTGCCGCCCCTTGCTTTAATGGTGGACTTGGCGCGTTCCCACGCTGCACCGCGAAAGCGCAGGTGATACGCACCAAGCGGCCTTGTGTCGTCATGGTCGAGGTACGTCAGTTCAACCTGAACGTCGTCGTCCATTGCAAACAGTCCTTTCTGCACGGGTTGTGCAAATGCCGGTCTGTTTGCAGGCGCGGCGCGTTCAGCGTTCGATTGGTGTGTGGCAGGTCGTCTGTTTGCAGGCTCCCTCA